GTGAAGTTAGTCCTGCTTTGACATCAAGAACAGATACTAAAGTATATACAAATGCAGCAGAAGAAGTTAGAAACTTTTTTATTAGATCAGAAGGTGGTTTAAAAAAAAGAACTGGAACTAAAAGAATACATAACTTTGGTAGTAATCCTTCTTTTACAGCACTAGCAAGTTTAAGACAAAGTGTAAGAATAGAACCATTTATATTCTCAGATGATGAGAAATATATAATAGCATTTAGCAACACAAGGATAGAAATATTTCAGATTAGTCCTACTGATGGAACTGTGTCATCTATACAATCTTTAACAAGTCAATCATGGTTAGTTAACACAACATCAGACCCTTATCTTGAAGAGATTACTTTTGCACAGCAAGGTGATCTAATGTTTATATGTCATAATACATTTCAAACAAGAATATTAGAAAGAACTAGTCTTACAACATTTACTATATCTACTTTTAACTTTGATACATCAAGAGATGGTAATGACATATTTCAGCCATATTTTAGTTTTCAGCCTTTAGGCATGACGATTGCTGCTAGTGGCACAACAAGTAGTGTAACTCTTACTACATCAGCAGATTATTTTCTTTCTAGTCATGTAGGTATTGATTTACTTATTGGTGAAACAAGAGCAAGAATAACTGGTTTTACAAGTGCAACACAAGTAACTGCAACTATACAAGGAACATTAAGACAACAACTTGAGACAGATAGTATTGAGGTTTTTGAAGGTAGTGGCACAGTTAGAGTTACAAAAGCATTACATGGATTAGCAACTGGTGCATCAATTACTGTAGAAAGAGCAGGTGCAGTTGGAGGTATTGCTAATAGTAATATAAATGGAAGTAGAACAATAACTGCTGTACCTGATGAAAATACATTTGAATTTACAGCAGGAAGTAGTGCAACTGCTTCATCTAGTGCTATTGGTGGAGGTAGAGCAAGAATAATTACTGGTGCTGCAACAACTGAGTTTAGTGAACAAAGCTATTCTGCTCTTCGAGGGTATCCTGCTGCTGTAACATTTCATCAAAATAGACTTTGGTTTGGTGGCACATTAGCACAGCCTGATGGTATTTGGGGTTCAAAGTCAGGACAATTTTTTAATTTTGATATTGGTGATGCAGAAGATAATGATGCTTTAGATTTGACTGCTAATGTTGGTGAGATATTTTCTATACGACATTTAGTATCTAATAGAGATTTACAGATATTTACTACTGGAGCTGAGTTGTTTATTCCTACTATATCTAATAAACCAGTTACACCTGCTAATGCACAGATAAGAAGACAGACACCTTTTGGTAGTAGTTTTGTAAGACCAACAGTATTTGATGGTGCAACTTTATTTATACAAAAAACTGGCAGTGCATTAAGAGAGTTTTTATTTACAGATGCAGAAGGTGCTTATACTTCTGTTGCAGTATCAGGTCTTGCACCTCATCTTATACTTGATCCAGTACAACAAACTTCTATTAAAGGTGCTTTGAATAGAAGTGAGTCTTATGCCTTTTTAATTAATAATGATGGTACTATTGCTGTTTTTTATTCTATAAGAGGAGATCAAAAAGCAGGGTGGAGTTTATGGAATACACAAGGATTATGGCATAGTATATGTGCAGTACATGAAAGATTATTTGTTGTGTGTGCTAGAGATGATGGCTCAGGCACAACAAAGTTATTTCTTGAGGAGTTTCAAGATGATATGCCAATGGATTTTTGTAATACTTTTAGTGGTAGTTCTAGTGTGTTTGGTAGTTTAACATCACATTTTAGTAATGGTGCTACTGTAAAAGCTACAAATGGCAATGACTTTCTTGGTACATTTACAGTATCAGGTGGACAAATAGATGCTAGTAGTGTTAAAACTGGAATAACACAAGCATTTATTGGTTATGCTTTTACACCTACACTCAAAACATTACCTATAGATGCACAGATTACTGGAGGACCTTTGACTGGAGAGCCAAGACAAATACCTAAAGTTACATTAGATTTATTTGAAACACTTGCTGTAAGTGTTAGTGGACCAAATACTACGTCAACTACAAGAGATTTAGTTATAAGAAATGTAACAGATGATATGTCAACGGATAGAACTGCAGTAACTGGTAAAGAAGAATTTAGATTATTAGGATATAGTCGTGATCCAAGAGTAACAGTATCACAATCTTTTCCTTTAGATTTACAAATAAATGGAATGATAGTAGAGGTAGCATTTTAATATGGGATTACAATTAGCATTAGCGTTAGCTTCAACTGGCATATCTATGTATGGTTCTATGGAATCAGTAAAAGCAGCAAAAGCACAAGGCAAATTACGAGCAAGACAATTTGCAAATCAAGCAAAGGACCTTTCTTTTACTGCATTGCAACAACATAATGCACGTTTAGCAAATTTAAAAACATTTATAAATACTAATGAATCAATTTTAGGAACATCAGGCAGAGCAATGGATAGATCATATAATGCTATCATTAAAAAAGCAAAAGAAGATGCAAGAACAGATACAACACGATTAAGAATAGATACAGCTATGAAAATTGGTCAGTCTTCATTACAAGGTTCAATGGAAATGTTACAAGCACAAAATAGAGCAAATGCTTATAAACTTCAGGCATTAGGAACAATAATGTCAGGTGCAACAAAAGCATATCCACTAATGCCTAATAGTGGAATGAAAGCTGATTTTAGTTACAAATATGCAGGTATTGAGTAATGAGTTTTGTTAAATCAAAAGGCACTACATTTGTAAATAGACCAGTAGGAGTAGTATCAACAAGAACTGGTGCTGAAGAATTATATCAAACAATAACAAGAACAGCTAATGCAGTATCAAATGATTTGTTTGCAGTAGCTAAACAAGAAGAAATAAAAAAAGGTAAAGACTTTGGAATGTCTGTACAGACTAGAAATGCTAATGGTGCATTAATAATAGAAAAAGCACCTGACACTTTTAGTGATATAGCAAAACAAACTGCTCAAAGTGAATTAAATAAAATTTATGCAAATGAATTAGCTAGTGATATTAATAAACAACTTACTAAAGCAAGAGCAGATTCTAATGGAGATGTAGAAGTATTTCAAAAATTAGCTTCTACATATTTAGGTGAAACAGAAAAGGTTATAAGCAGTCAAGGTGGCAGCCAATATGTGCCAATGCTTCGTAGAGCAGGGTCAAGATATATGGCTCAACATCAAAATGCTTTAGTTTTACAAGCAGCAAAAGACGCAGAAAGAAAAGCTACTAATTTAGAGTTAACAGACATTGAAAATAAAAGAGATGAGTTAGATGTTTTAATATCTCAAGGTGTAGAATTTTTAGATGATGATTTAACTGGTGAAGATTTAAGTGTAAATTCATATGTAGAATCATTAAAAAATAGAGCTTTAACCTTATTAAATAATGGTAAAATAGCAAATCCAAAATATAGACAAGTTATTACAGATATAGATAAAGTAGTAATGACTGCTAAAACAAGATTTAAATTAAATCCTATGGGTAATACTTTAGATATAAATGCAATAAATGTACTAAAAAACTATGCTTTAGATGGAAGTATAACAGATACAGAAAAAGAAGTATTAGCTAAATATGATATTGATGATGTTTGGTTAGAAGACTTTGATAAAATAACAAGAACTAATAGAGATTATATTGTTCAAAGAATTAATCAGTATGGTACATCAGTTAACGCACGATTAACATTAATAGGTAAAACAAATGATACTATTGAATTTAAAAGAAAATTTGATAATAACGATATTATAAAATTTACTGCTGATGATGAAAAGCAAATGGATATTTATTTAGCAGATAAATATAATAATGGTCAACCACTTACTAACAATGATATTTATAGAATAGCTAGTACACAAGCAGGTTTGACTGATATATTAAAACATAATGGAATGTCTAGGAAAATAAAACATTTATTTCAAAACTTACCACAATTTTTAGCTAAAGTTCAAACCGAAGGTGATAAAGCATTACCTGAACTTATTAAACAAGTTGATCTATTTAAAAATATTTATACACGGTTTGGAGTACTAGGTAATATAACTAACCAAGCATTTCGAGATACTATTGGTAATGGAACATTTGAACAATGGTTATCATTGACAACACGTATAGGATTATACGGTGAAGAAAATGTTGCAGGTATTTTAAAAGATATACAATCAACAGATATAGATGCAGCAAGTCGAGAAGTTATGCAAAAGAAAAACTTATCAATCATTGATTCTGATTTTACAAAGTTTGGAGTAGAAGCAAGTGTTAACTCATTAATGAGAAAATATATTGATGAAGGACTGTTTGGTAGTGGTGCAGACTTTAATCCTGAGTCTATTTTATATATGAAAATGGTAGCTAAGAAAGAATTAGCTATTGATAATACAGATGAATCAACACTAAAAGAAGTATTAAAGAATACTTATAATGCTTTATATATAGAGTCTTCAGTAATATTTAGTGAGTCACAACAAACTGGTGAATCAGCTTTTTATACTTTTGGTATGGGTACAAAATATTTAAGAAGTAGATTTGCACCTGAAAGATTTTTTGGTACTGGTGAAGTATTTGATGGGTTTAAATTATATGTTAATAATCATGTCAAAAAAATTATGGGTGATGGTAAAGATTATAAGTTAGGTGAAAATATATTTTTATTCCCAACTAAAAGATCAGGTACATTAAGTACAGCAGAATATATGGTAGTATCAAGTGATGGACAATCACAGTTACTAAAACAAGATGGTGACATTATTGCTATTACTACAAATGGTTATATGAAAAAACTTAATGATGAAAATAGAGTAAAATATCTTGCTAGAATAGAAGAGTTAAGAAAACAAAGAATTGCTAGAATTAAAGGCACAAAACAATTAACTAAAAAATTGAATGAAGATCAAAGTGTTTTTCAACAAATTTTAAAAAGTTTTACAGCAACTCAAGATATAACAGGACAGTTATTAAAGTAAATGCCACAACCAATTCCATATTATAGTAGAAATCAGGGCATATCTACTGCACCTGACTTAGGTTTTTGGGAAGATGTAGGTAACAATTATGCTAGACAATATAAAGGGATATTAAGAAGTTTTAACGCTACATTATTTGAAGATTTTGCAACAGAAGAAGCAGAAGAAGACTTTGCTTGGTATAATGATATTGAAGGATATGAAGAAGAAGCTGAATATTTAAGTCAAGCAAAGAACAAAAAACATTTAGATTATTTAAAAGAAAATTTAGAAATACAAAGAGAAATAAGACGTAAGGCTGAAAGAGGTGGCATTTTACCTGCTATTGTTGCAGGTATTGCAGATCCATTAAATGTAGGTTTTATGTTGCCTATATTTAATACTGGGATTAGAGCAGCATGGCAGGCAAAAAATGCTTTTGGTGTTGGTTATGAAACTGCAAAGATTGCTGTTCCTTTTGCTGTAACACGAGAAGCAATTAGAGCGCCCTTTGATCCTTACACTACTGCTGCTGAGATTGGCACAAATATTAGTGCCGAAGTTTTATTATCTGGTCTATTTGGTTTTGCTGCTAGAGGTGCTGCAAATAAAATTATGCAACCTAAAATACAAGAGCAGATAAGAAAATATACAGATTATATATTTGATAGAGATACTATTCCAAAAGATATTAATGGTGTTAAAGTAAATCAAAAGCCAACTGGTAAAACTAGACCTGATGGTTCTAAAGTAAATGCTTACTATAGTCCAACTAAAAAAGAAATATTTTGGGATAAAAAATCTTTATTAGCTGAATATCCTTTGAAGCCTTGGCTTTCTCCAAAAGTAAGAGGTGTATTGCCTTTACCTGATTATTTGTTTCAAAAACCTGAAGACTGGGCAAGATTTGTTTTACATCACGAAAAGGCTCATGCAGAAAATCCATTTGAAACATTGCGTGTTCGTTATGAAGCACAAAATCCAAAGTTTAAATACTCAAGAGCAGATTATGAAAATGAAATAAATAATATTGCTATAGAAGATTTTTCAAAAGGTTTTGGTCTAAAACAAACTGTAGGTACTAAAAGTGCATTTTATAAAATGATAACCACCCCTGGCAAAAGAATATTAAATGATACAAAACTACCTAATGAAGTTAAAAAGTCTTATGCAGATTTATTTTACAATGCTTCTATAAGTTTAGAAGGCAATATAAGTGGAGCAGGTACTCACGGAGGTAGTGCTGCTGCTCGAACAATACCTTATAGAGCAACTGCAAAAAGAACTAATGATGCGATAAAGGCTGCTTACTTACAAGAGTTAAAAGGCAATCCATTACCATCACAAATTCTTGGTTTAGATATAGATGCTTTAAGTGTAAGGATAGGCAACTATGGAGAAAAAGCAAAAACCTATCAGGATTTTTATACTAACTTAGTATCTTTTAGAATTGATATGGTAACTGACCCTGCATTTGATATGAACTTATATCATGCTTTACCTGACAAACATAAAGAAGCATTAGATGCTTTAGAAACATTTTTTACAGATTTTGAAAGAGGATTAAGAGATGTAGGTAAATTAGGTGATGATACTGGAGTACGAAGAAAAGTAGCTGATTTAAAAAAAGCTAAAGAATATCATGAAGAACAAATAGAAAAACTTAATAAGAATGTTGTCAAAGGCGAAACAAGAAATAAATACATTAATAAACTTAAAATAGATTTAATAGCTACACAAAAAAAGATAGATGAGTTAATAGCTTTTAAAGATAAAAATATGGGTAAGCCAGTTACTCGTGAGTTTTTTAATAAAAAAACTGGTAGAAGAGATTTTGGCAAATTTAAATATACATTAAAAATGTTTAATGAAGATGCTGCAGAATTTAATCGCAGAAGAATAAGATTGAAAGGTGAGATCAAAGCAGCAGAAGCAAATCCAAATTATCTTGGTTCTGAAGAATTTAATATTAAGGTTGTGCCTCATCAGCAATATATAAATAAAATTGATACTGAAATAGAATTTTTAAATGGAGTATTAGAAACACCAATTAGAAAGTATGCTTATCCACATTATTTTAATAAAAGACTTTTATTAGAAGATGAAGATGCAAGAGCAAGATTTAAACAAAAACTTACAGATTTATTTTTTAAGGAAGGTGGCAAAAAAACTTGGGACGAAGATGCAGGTACTTATTTACTAGAAGATGCAAGTGATCTTGGTAAAGCAGCAGAGTTGGCAGAAAGAACAATATTACATATATTAGAAGACCCTGATATTATTAATCTTTTACCTAGAAGTGGTAAAAGAAAACATTTGATGTCTAGAGTTTTAAATTTTCCAACACATGAACTCAAAGAATTTCTTATTCTTGATGAAAGAGTTATTGAAAAATATGCAAATCAAATGGGATTTCATATAGAGTTTGGTCGTAAAATGGGAACTATGGATATTGATGATGTCTTAGATAGACATGAATTTGTTATGAGAGAAAAAGGTATACCTGAAAAAAGAATAGCTGAAGTTCGTAGTGATTTTTTAGGAGATTATGAAAGAGAAGCAGGTATACATATTCGTGATCCTGAAGCTAGAAGTCAAAGATATGTAAGAAACTTACAAGCTGTTTCAGGTATGACATATTTAGGTGGTGCAGGTTTAACTTCACTTATAGATGCAATAGGTATGCCTATATTTAGGTTTGGTCCAACAAAAGTTTTTAAAACTGGCATGGACGCAATCAATGGTGACTTTCCTGAAATGTTAAAAATGGGCAAACAACTTAGAGAACTAGCAGGTGAAGCTATTGAAATGGACGTGCCTATTGTGCAACAAAGATATTTAGGTGATAGCGTTAGAGATATACAACCTCGTCTTACTGAAAGAGTTATACAAGGTGCAGAAAAAATATTTTATAGAGCTAATTTATTATCACAAGTAACAGTTGCAGGTAAATATTTAGATAATAATATTTTAATACCTACATTTTATCAAAGAGCATTAGCTATAAAAAACAAAGAGTCCATAATTGAAGGTGGCAAAGATGTAACTGATAGTGTTATTGAAGAATTAGGAAGATATGGCATAAGTCCACAAACAGCTATAGATATGATAGATTCAGCAGGTTGGTATCTATCTCCAAAAGGTCATGCAAAAGTTGATATAAGTCAATGGGCAGATAAAACTGTTGCTCAAAGAGAACTAAAACAAAGTTTTCTTACATACATGGGTACTCATGCTCGTAATACTATTATGAATGCTACTGCTTTTGATAAACCTATGATTATGGACGGATTTATGTATGTGCGAATGAATCCAATATTAAAGATGATGGGGTATACTGCTGATAAAAGAGCTTCTACAGCTAATATAGATATGGTTCGTTTAGAATCTGCTGTATTTGCTTTACCTTTTAAGTTTTTAAATTTTGTATTTGCAGCTACAAATCGTATTACAATGAATATGTTTGATGCAAATGTACAACATAGATTAACTGGTATGATGGCTTTAATGGCTATGAGTTATTTAGTTCTAAAATTAAAGAAACCTGATTATTGGTTTGAAAATAGAAGTACACCTGACTTAGTTGCAAGAGTTTTTGACCAAAGTGGTATTGGTGGTATTTACACAGACTTAGCTTACCATGCTATACATAGTGCCATTGCACAAGGACATTATAATAATAATACTGCTTGGATTAAAGGTAAGTTTAAGCCAACACCAATGGACGATTTGTTTGATAAACTAGGTGCAACACCAAGTATGATTAGAGAATGGACTCTTGGTGCATATGAATTAACAGCAGGTAGCACAGATGAGGGTATTAAAAGACTAATGAGAAATGTACCTATATTAGGATTATTTGGCATGAATAGAGATTTAGAGTATATGTTTAGAACAAGATATTAATGGACATTTATTAAAAAAAAATGTAAAGGTTAATTATGACTATAGCTTTAAGTGCAAATACACCAAGAATAAGTTACACAGTCAATCAAGGTGTAACACAAACATCTTTTCCAGTACCTTTTGTTTTTTTTACATCAAGTACAGATTTAAATGTATTTGTAGATGGTGTTGCAAGGACATTTGATGCTTCAACTTCTAGTACATCTTTGTATACTGTGTCTGGTGGTGATGGCGCTACTGGAACGGTTACAACATCTGTAACTGGTGCTACTGGTGGCAGTACAGTTGTTATTACAAGATCAATACCATTAGCAAGAACCACTGATTTTCCTAGTGGTGGTGCTTTTGAAGTAGCAAAGTTAAATACAGAGCTAGATACATTGCTTACTATGATAGCTGATGCTGATGACGAGAACTCAAGAGCAATAAGATTACAAGATAATGATGCTGCAGCCACATTAACTATACCTTTAACAGACGATAGAAAAGGCAAGATACTTGGATTTAATTCATCAAGTGGAAATGCTGAAGCAGTTAACTCTATCACAACCGCCTCTATTGCTGCTGTAAATACTGTATCAGCAGGTGGTAGTGCTACTGCTAGTGCTACTGTTTCAGGTGGCAATATAGCATTTACATTGGGTATACCTACTGGTGCTACTGGTGCAACTGGTCCTGCAGGTGGTGGACTGGCTGAATTATCAGAAGATAGTTCTCCACAGTTATCAGGTGATTTAGATTTAGTTACATTTGATATTGTAACAACAGATAATCGTGATCTTGAACTTGCACCTAACGGTACTGGTCATGTGACAGTCAAAGGTAATACAAATTCAGGTGCTATACAATTTAATTGTGAAAGTAATTCACATGGACAAATAGTTAAGGCACAACCTCATAGTGCAGGAGTAACTAATGAATTAACTCTTCCTGCAGGTGGTAATCAAGAACTTGTAGGTGCTTCTGCTACACAAACTCTTACTAATAAAACTATTAATGTTTCTCAGTTAACTGGCACATATACTACTGCACAAGTTCCTAAAACTGAAACTGCTACTATATCTACAAGTAAAACATTAGACTTTGATACTAATCAAAACTTTATTCTTACTTTAGGAAGTGGTGCTAATACTTTAGCTAATCCTACTACTGAAGCAGGTAATGTAGGTCAAACTGGTGTAATGATATTTATACAACCTAGTTCAGGTAGTGCAGGTACAGTATCGCTTGGTACAGATTATGAGTCTGTAGGTGGTGGAGGTCTTACTTTATCAAGTGCAAATAGTGCTTATGATGTAGTGCCTTATATAATCAAAGCAGATAATTCTATTTTACTTGGTACACCTCAGTTGGCTTTTAGCTAATGTTTAGCTCTGATAAATGGTTTGGTGCAGAAGCAGGATTTTATCCAGAAACTATAGATCAATCTGTTCGTTTTAATGATGATGATTCACCTCAGTTAAGTAAAACTTTTGGTACACCAACATCAAATACGAAGATGATTTATGCAACTTGGTTTAAAACTACAGAAAATTCTAGTCACCAGACTTTTTTTAGTGGAGGTTCAGATAGTTTTAATTATATGTTGCTTGGTTTAAGTACTGCTAGTTTTTACTCTAATTCAGATTCTTTATTTTTTCATATAAATACAAGTAATACTACTAGACTTGCATTACGAACAGATACTACTTATGGTCAGTTTTTTGCAGACACTACAAACTGGCAACATATACTCTTAGCAATCGATACTACACAAGCAACAAATACAAATAGAATATTAATTTTTCATAATGGTAAAAGACTAGCTCATGCTGATATGTCATTCACAACTTATCCAAGTCAAGATTATTCTGTTCCATTACTTAATACTGCAATAGCACATAACTTTGGATTTAATAAACAAACTGGTGTTTCTTCTTATGGTTCATTTGATGGTTATTTTGCAGAAACTTATTTTCTAGATGGACAATCTATATTTAGTGATACTAGTGGCACAATAAATTCTACCTTTTTAGCTGATGCAACAACTTTAGCTATGTTCTGTGAACAAAAAAATGGTATTGCAGTACCAAAAACTTATAGTGGTACTTTTGGAAATAACGGAGTAAAACTAACATATGCAGATAGCAGTTCTTTTGGAGATGATACAAGTGGTAATGGTAATGATTTTACATCAAGTGGATTAACTGCTTCAGATAGCGTATCAGATACTCCAACAAATAATTTTGCTACTTTAAATGTTTTACAAACTGCAAGTAATGCTAGTACCTTTTATTTTACAGAGGGAAATTTAGCACTTAATGTTACTAATAATAGTGGGTATAGAAATTGTTCTGCAACTTTTAGTCCTATGGGTATGAAAGGATATTTTGAATTTTGTGTTGTTACTGGTACACCAAATTTTTATATAGGTGTAATAGAGGACACAACATTTCCAACAAATCTTGATTATGCTGATACATCACATAATTATACAATGTTAGTTAGTAATAGTGGAGTTTATCAAAATGCAGTCATTCCAAGTCAAGGCAATAAAATTGTAAGAGGACCTTCTACTTATCTCCCTCACAATATTGGAACTATTGCTAATGGTGATGTTTTGGGCATGGCATTTGATTTTACTGGTACAAATAGACGAATATGGTTTCATAGAGCAAATACATATGGAACTTCAAGTACTGGAGTTGGCAACCCATCAACTGGTGCAAATCCAGTTCAATCAGAAACATATTTGAATTCTAATCAAGATTATAGATTTCATTTTGGTATAAATACTGGAAGTGGATTACAAAAAGTAGTTTTTAATTTTGGACAAGATGGAACTTTTGCAGGAACGAAAACAGCACAAGGCAACGCAGATGCAAATGGTAATGGAAATTTTTTCTATGCACCACCTACAGATTTTTTAGCATTATGTAGCCAAAACCTTACAACTGGTGCTATTTCGCCAGATGCTGATTCTCAAGTTGATAATTTTTTTCATACAGTTATTTATACTGGTAATGGTTATCCTACTTCAAATGGACAAACAATAACTGGTGTTGGATTCCAACCAGATTGGACATGGATTAAAGTAAATAGAAATGGATATAATCATTATCTTTTAGATTCTGTTCGTGGTGCAACTAAAGTATTACGAACAACATCTACTAATGCACAGAATACTGAAGGAACTTCGCTTACATCTTGGAATGGTGATGGTTTTGTACTAGGTGCAAATAATGAAGTTAATTATCAAAATGATACTATTGCTTCATGGAATTGGAGAGCAGGCGGCGCTCCTAGTGCAGATAATTCTGCAGGTGCAGGAAATATACCTACTGCAAATAGTGTAATTATTGATGGTGTTAGTAAAACTGATGCACTAGCAGGAACTATTCCTGCAACTAGAATTAGTGCAAATACAACCTCTGGGTTCTCTATTATAACTTATACTGGCACTGGTACAGCAGGTACAGTTGCTCATGGACTTGGTAAAACACCTGCATTATTGTTAACAAAAAATATATCTTGGAGTCACTCATATAGTGCTTGGATACAATGGCATCACAAAAGAGATAATGCTTTTAATGCAAGTACAAACTATGGATATATGAATTTAACTTCAACTGGAGGATCATCTACAACATCATTTTATAATGGTAGTCAAATTGATGCTAATGTTTTTGGCATAGGTACAAATGATGCGATTAATGATGCAAGTTATAGTTATGTTACATATGCCTTTACTGAGATTGCAGGATATTCAAAATTTGGACTATATGAAGGTAGAAATAATACAGATAATGCTTATATTTATTGTGGTTTTACACCAAAATACTTATTAATAAAAAATATTGATGCAAGTTCTGATTGGGTTATAAGAGATGAACATAATTCTGGTTATTATACTCGTGCAGGAAATCCAAAAAGCATAGGATTTGAACCAAATACTACAAAAGGTCATCAAGGAGCAATAGCATGGAGAGTAGATTTTCTAAGCAATGGTTTCAAAATAAGAAGTACACAAACAGATTTAGGTGCAAGTAATACATATTATTACTGGGCATTTGGAAATGATTTTAAATTTAGCAATGGACAATAGGAGTAAAATATGCCTTGGAAACATAATGAAATAATAATTCAAGAGGGCAAAAGTTGGTCAGATGGAACTTACAAACACCCTTATAATTGGGCGAGTGCATGGAGTGATGCAGATAAAAAGAAGTTTAAATTAGTTTGGGAAGAAGAAAAAGACACAAGTTTTGATAATCGTTTTTATTCTTCAAAAGATGTTGAAAAAAAATTAGATGATGAAGATGTAAAAGATGCAGATGGTAAACAATTATATGAACCAGATGGTGTAACTAAAATTGTAAATGAAGGATTAAAAACAATATGGATAAGACAGACAAAAGAAACTGCAAATAATTATTTATCTAAATGGGATTGGCAAGTAGTTAGAAAGGCAGAAAAAGATAAAGCTATTGATAGTAATGTAGCAACATATAGAGATGCAGTAAGAACTGCTTGTGATAACATTGAAAAATTAATAACAGATTGTAAAACACTTGCTGATTTTATGAAATTATTTGATACACCAATAAAAGATGGAATGCCTACTGGAAATGCACCAATATATGACTTTCCAGAAGAGATATAATGTGGGGGATAATTTTAGAGTATATGCCTAGACCATCAGTAACAGAAGTTAAATCACAGATAGATACACATGAAGCTGTGTGTGCAGAGAGATGGAAAGAAACCATTCTTCGTATAAAACGTATCGAGCATATTATGATTGGTACAGCAGGTACAACCATAGTCCTTTTAATAGGATTGTTAGTGAGGTAAAGTGGACCCAGCTACTATAGGATTAGCTTTGACTGCAGCATCTAAGGCTTTTGGAGCAATTAAAAAAGGTTTCGCAATCGGTAAAGATATTGAATCTATGGGTGCAGATTTAGGTCGTTGGCTTAGTGCTGTGTCTGACGTAGACAATACTGAAAAGAAAGCTAAGAATCCATCTCTGTTACAGAAGCTATTCAAAGGTGATGACATCAAGACATCTGCTATCGAGGCTTTTACTGCTAAAAAGAAACTTGAAGCACAACGACAAGAACTCAAATCATTTATAAACTTTCACTATGGTGCTAATTCTTGGAACGAGATACTGCACATGGAAGGACAAATACGAAAGCAACGACAAAAAGAAATCTATGAACGTCAAGAACTTCGAAGAAAGATTGCTGAATGGATAGGCATTGTATTACTTTGTTGTACTATCATAGGATTTATCGTATTCTTAGCATGGTTATGGAAGGAGAAGAGAGGGTGAAACCTGCTTTTGTTTTATTATGTTACCTTGCAGGTAATCCTGCAGGTACATTACATTTATCAAATGTAAACAACTGTACTTATTTTAAAGACAGACTTGCAAACCAAACAGTCAAGATTGGTGAACAAACACAGAAGTATGACTGTTACTGCAAACTTGTTAAGGTTAACAAACAGATGAGGTTATGGTGATACAAGCATTGATTGGTCCTGCTACCAAGTTATTAGGCAAATTCATAGAAGACAAAGATACCAAAAATAAACTAGCACATGACATTGCTACTATGGCTGAGAAACATGCACAAGAACTTGCTAAGTCACAGATAGAAGTTAACAAGATGGAAGCACAATCAGGTCATTGGTTTGTTGCAAGTTGGAGACCTTTTATTGGTTGGGTTTGTGGTATCGCTTTGGCATGGCACTTTGTCATAGCGCCCTTTGTTATATTCTTTACTGCTTTGTTTGGTGTCACTATGCCACCATTGCCTGAGTTTGATATGGGATCATTAATGACTGTGCTGATGGGTATGCTTGGACTTGGTGGTCTTCGTACTTTTGAGAAATATAAAAAGATTACAAAGTGACAACTCCAATATGTGAACGCTGTAAGATTGCAATGATACTTACTGCTATAAAGAATGTATGGAAATGTCCTATGTGTGGTGTAATAGAAAATAGGAGATTACAATGAACACAGATACTTTCAATGAAATGACAGAAGAAATAAAAGCTGATGAAGGAGTAGTACATGAAGTCTATCTTGATCATCTTGGCTTACCAACTGTAGGTGTAGGTCATCTTATCCGTGAAGATGATCCTGAACATGGATTAGCTGTTGGTACAAAAATAGATTCTGAACGAGTACACGAATTATTTGAGGCAGATTTATATACTTGTGTAGCAGAAACAAAACTACTTTATCCACAGTTTGAAGAGTTACCTGCTGAAGCACAAAAGATTTTATGCAACATGATGTTTAATATGGGCAGACCTCGACTATCTCGCTTTCATAAAATGAAGAAAGCTGTAGATTCTAGTGATTGGATAGAGGCTGCAAACCAAATGTTAGACTCTAAGTGGGCAAGACAAGTGCCAAATAGAGCAAATCGTCTTATTGAACGTATGAAAAACATACAGACTTAGTAAATATTCCAGGGTGTAATCATACCAGAGGAGGTCTTTACCCCCTCTGTATGACGCTTAAATCAAGACTTTTTTAGACTGTTTACCTTAATTCTTAGCATTATTATCTGAATCATCATTATTAGTAATATGATTGGTAATATTATACAAAACAACCAAACATTTATTTCTTGATAAGTAAGTCCAAGAAGATATGCAGTTTGTTCTAGTAATCTAACACACCAATCAAATGTATAATTAATCCAATTCATTTCACTATGAAGTTAACTATTTGACTTCTTCCCATGCTACCTTTTCTTGTAGTACCATCACGATAGACTAAACCTTTATTTATTAACTGTTTATATCTTGGTGTAATGCTACTTTCTTTTGGCATGATAGCTGTGTACTCTTTCCATATTTGTGTATCGTATAAATAAGAAAGTAATTCATCATTAGTACCACCTACATTACCAAAGTCTTTTAGTACTCTTAATACCAATGACTCTAGCTTATTGGTGTCAACTTTTTCTGCAGCTTCCCATGACGTTTTAGGGTCATGGGTTCTAGCTAATGCTTCACTAATCATTTGATCTTTTTTAGAACGGGATATCATCGACATCTTCACCTCCTAATACTGATTCATTTTCTATTACTTGATCAACTCTGTATGCAGGTTCTTCTACTCTTGGTGTACTGTCACCTATCCGTGCAGATAGAAACTTAGTATTGCCATCTTTAGATATGGTTTTCCAACAAGCAATCCTACGCTTCTCTTGATTTGGCATAGTGACTGGACCACTAAAGTCTGGTGCCTTTTCATTCAATGACTTGTCATTCTCATACATTGTACCGACTTTGACATAGACATCTCGTGCTGTACCACCATCAGGTAGTGAGGCTTTTACAATAGCAACACGATACTCTGATCCTTCACTATTGAGTTTACCTTGCACAAGCAGACTTTCATCTGCTCGTGGCTTAAATAAACTACCTCTATCTGTGTTATCATAATCCATCATCTTCTCCTTTCATCTTTGGTTTACTGATTTGGATTGTAGGCTTACTTGCTTCATTACCATCATCATCTTCTGATGGCAGACCATACACCGATTGCAATGTATATCGCTTGGCATATGTGATAGCAGAGCCAATCTTCTGTGGGTTCTCATAGTTTGCACTAGATAATATTATTGGTAGCTTTGACACATAAGTAGATTCATCATTAACGTGACGAACTGTAGTAACAACAACTACCTCTGATTTGGTTTCCATGTGACTGACATAAACGTAGTCAATCTCTTGGGTAAAGAATAAACCAAACTGATTACCTTGATTCACAGCAGTAATAACAGACTCTAATGTAGAGTAGTTACTTCTGAAGTGAGGATTCTTGCCATCTTTCTTTGCAGTAATAGCAAGTTTTTGGAACTCAAGCATAGCACTTCGTAAGTTGTAAACTTTACTTTTTGTACCATTCTTGATATTAGTTTTAGTATCTGTCATGTATGACCTCCATTATACAGATAGTTGAAAGGGTAAGTGGGTCTGCTTACCCTTTCTTTGTTATGCGAATAGACCCACGCTTATCTCTTTTGACACTTATTTTGTCATTATATATTTCTGACTCATTGTCTTTGATCTCTGCCTTTAGTTCTTTTTTTGCATTCTCAAATATTTTTGCATTCTCTTCATGCAATAAATACTCTGTACTTGCTAGTGCAAAGCTATTACTTCTAGACACATCTCGTTTGACTTTGCCATTAATTGGTATGTTGTCTTTGATACTTTGCTTTATCTCTGACACATAATCTTGAGGCTGTGTATTATGTGTAACATATTCCCAAAATGATTTGATTTTATATAGCATTTCATTTTGATATTGTTCATTAGCACTAACGATTACACACTCATGTTTGTTACCAAAAATAACAGAGAATACCATTTGCTGTAGTCCTGATATGTACAGATAGAACTGCATCTGTGGCATATAGTAATCTAACATATAGCTCATATCATTACGACTATGTGTGTGTTTACATTCTACACCAATCTTTCTATCAGCTTCTACACCATCTAATGTACCTTGTAGTTTGATACTGCCATACATTTTTGTGTATGCTTGTTGTGGTACAAAGTCATACTCATAGTATTCTTGTAGCCATAATAAGTTAAAAGTTTCTGTGAAAGAACCTAATCTTACATTGAACTCGTATCGTAAATCTTTACGACCAAGCAATCCCATTTTGATTTTCCATAGTTCTTCCCACTTGCCTT